GGAAAGCAATAGCAGAATACCCATTTCATGGTACATTCTATACCGTGATAACAAACAAGCCGGAAGACGGAAACCTTCTCGGTGACGGTGACTTGCTCGGGGATGAAAAGACGGATAGTTCTCCCGAAGTCCCCACTACGGGAGAGACCATCCTTCTTGAAACTGAATGTGACATACAGCAGGCTGCAAAGCTGATTAACTCCGGTACTATCATGGCTGACTATAAAGTATTTTTCCCGTGCAAAGTTGGTGAGAAGCTACCTATACGTTTCAATACCAATTTTAAATGCAAGGATTATGCAATACCAATCCAAGGCAGGGTTATAGGGCTTGAATATAGTCAACTTGGTGGTTGCTCGGTTGATATTAAAATGAGCGAGGTGTAGGCTATGGCAAAGAAAGATCGTATATCAGAACTTGTAAAACTTCTCTCACATGAGGGGCAGAAGATTGTGGATAGCCAGTTGCAGAACAAAGGATATACGCACCGTTCTCACAATCTGCATGACAGTTACGGATGGGGAGTATATGTAAACCGAAAGTTGGTTGCAAGCGGTTTCCCGGCTATTCAAGCTACGAAAGGTAAGAAATGGTATGGTGAAACGATTAAAGGTCGAGAAGCGATTACAGATTTTCTGCGAAACAAGTATAGACCGCATGACGGTATAGACTTGGTAGTAGCTGTGGCAATGCCATACGGTGAAATAGTCGAAGACAAGTACAAGTATGAGGTGATAGCAACGGCAAGGGATGACGTTAAAAGACTTGCTTCAAAGTTTAAGAATGCGAATTTCGGGATTATAAGTCACGGTAGTTATTGATTATGGATAGCAAATATAAGACAACATCGAAAGTGGAGAACTTCTTTTCCATGCTGCTGACAAAAGCGGCTATATCCGATAACCTGTTTATCGGGAATATGCCTGCCACTGTTGAAAGCGACTGGAAAGAAATGGTGCTTGTTGATGTGCTTTCCATGAAAGATTACGGAGCTTATGCCAAAGGTTCTGCCAACGTGTTCTTGTACGCAAAATCAGTTGACAGTCACGGCACAAAACCCGTGAAGGAGCTGTACAAAATGGAACTTGCGCTTGATAAGGCTATTGAATCATGCAAAGACCCCCATTATGTGATTGATGTAAATTTCCGTGATGCAGATTATGACCAAAATAGGAACTACTACTACAACGTGATAAATATAGAAGTGACAATAAGGTAAACAGATTATTAACAGGATAACATTTTTTAATTATGGCAGTAAACAAGACTGGCGCAAAAGCCAAAAAATTCATCAAGCCTTCTTACATCGTGGCAACTCTGTTCACTGGCTCTGAACAAGACGATGTGCCAAAGGGTGACTCTTATATCCTTGAAGATGTAGTTGAGGATACCACTTCAATTGCTCAAGACGATAACGATGTAAACGACATCGAGTGTGAAACTTCCGACAGCCCCATTCTTTCCATCGTGAAGCTTGGCAAATACCAGTTTACAGCTGAGGTTGCAGATACACAAAAAGACCTATTGGTCGCTCTCATGGGATTTACGGCAGGAACTACTGTCTCTACTAAATACTTTGCTCCGGCTCAATACAAGAAGTTGTATGCAAAGATTGACGTAGTGTTTGAGGAAGGGGAAACGATGACTGCATTTGTGGTTCCTAAAGTCCAACTTAACTCAAAACTAATGCTTGAATCTTTGAACTCTAATATGGGTCGTATCAACCTTGCAGGAACAGCGTATGATGCAAATGTCGCTGATGGAGAGAAAACTATCAGAACGCCGTTTTATGTAGATTCAGCTTATACTTTACCCAAATAAAACTTGTTCATAATAGATAACTAGAGTGTTTACGGGCGGTAGGCTTATATGCCGCCGCCCTTCATGTTTATAATCATGGCAGTATATAGAGCAAAGAAAAAAGATACAGGACTAAAGACAAATGTTGTAACGGCTTGTACTCCTATATCTGATGAGTCAATGGAACGTTTGGCAAGGATAATGAATGACAGCCCAAGCATTGTAAAACTTCACGGTACGGAGTGGCGTATTAAAGGATTGAAGCCCGGTGTTCAATGGCTTATAGCCGAACAAGCGTGTCAGATTGTGAAGGGAGAGAAGTTAAGTATGGGAGATGTTATTAAAGAGTTCTCGGTAAATCTACCGGCAGTTGCACACGTGATAACGCTTGCACTTCTCAATGACAGGGACAGGATATTCTCTGATTATGAGAAAAAAGAACTATCAGATGACTACCACAAGGTCTTTGACCTTTTGATGTGGAGAGATTACGACATAAAGGACTGGGCATTATTGCTTGGTGAAATCCTTAACCTCATAAGCACGGATTTTTTTTTCGAGAGTACCAATGTGATTCAGACCGTGAGGGAAATGACATTAACGAGGAAGATGAAGAAAACGGAACAAAGCTGATAATATCCCGTACCGAATGGGGACAGATGGTTGATTTTCTGCGCTCCAACACTTGGTGCTCTCGTGACGAATATTTATGGGGAATGACAGTTGGGCAGGTGCGGTTAAGCTCGTTTGATTTTTCCCATGTAGAATACGGAAACAAGGACAAGAAAAAAAAGAAAGTCAGCAAAATAGGAAGTGCTGACGATTTGAAGAACTTGAATGATTTGGGTATGCCCATAATTAATAAAAAAGGATAACGATATGGTAAATAACGAAGCAGGAGCTTTCCTCAACATAACCCCTGATGTATTAAAGAAGTTGGATAGTTTCGATGAGAAGCTGGAGATGATAGAGAAGCACGCCCATACAGCAGCAGATGCATTGAAAAACGGGTTTGGCAGTGTGGTAATGAATACGAGTAAATTGGAAAGTGTGATTACTTCGTTAGCCAAAAAGATAGATGCTATAAAAGGTAATCCATTTGAAGGAGCAGGGAAAGGTGCGGAAGAGACTACAAGAAAGACTACCTCTCTGAACGAAAGCCTTTCACGTGCGGCAGATTTGCTAAACAGAATAGGAAACAATAAAATCGGAGAAGGTTCATTTGCTAACTTTAATATATCCGGATTGAAGCAGGGATATTCGGATTTGAAAAAATACGTTGAGAACATGGACTTGTCAAAGCCGCAACAAAAGGCTGCGGTAGAAGCCATGCGCTACATGAAGATGGAGCTTGACGAACAACGAAAGACGGACGAGCAACGTGCCCAATCTAAAGAAAAAGAGACGGAAAGAAGAATAGCTGCTGACAGACGTGCTTATAAGGCTTCGGCAGATTTGGCAAAAGCACAAAACTACAAACAGAATACAACCGCACAGGGTGCGCTTGACTTTTCTAAAACAGCAAATACACTTCAACGGCAAATCACGGCAATAGAGTACCTAAAAAAAGCTCGTTTATCTTTGAATACTACCGATGCCAACTATAAAAGCACACTTGAACAGATAAACCAAGCCATCGCAAAACACAACCAAGCATTGACGGAAGCAGGAGTCAAATCACAGCAGCTTGCCACACGCCATCGCAACCTGATGGATACAGCCGGGCAATTAAGCCGTCAGCTTGCTTTGTTGTTCTCCGTGTCACAGATTGAAGGGTATATCAGCAAGTTGGCAAAAGTGCGCGGTGAATTTGAATTGCAGCAGCGTTCGTTACAAGCAATCTTACAAAATCACAGGCAGACCAAATTTTCAACAAGACTGTCCAACTTGCCGTAAAGTCGCCATTTCAAATTAAGGAATTGGTTACATTCACAAAACAGCTTGCAGCATACCGTATTGAGAGCGACAAGTTATATGATACGACAAAACGACTTGCCGATGTATCTGCTGGTTTAGGTGTGGATATGGGCAGACTTATTCTTGCTTATGGGCAGGTCAAAGCGGCAGCGTATTTGCGTGGTACGGAAGTTCGTCAGTTTACGGAAGCAGGTATCAATTTGTATGGGGAGCTTCAACGATACTTTCAAGAAGTAAAAGGCGAAGCGTACACCACGGCGCAGATTGTAGATATGATTTCCAAGCGTAAAGTCACCTTTGAGGATATAGAGAATATCTTCCAAAGATTGACTGACAAAGGAGGATTGTTCTACAATATGCAGGAAATACAAGCCGAAACCTTGCAGGGTAAGATTTCCAACTTGAAGGATAGTATTGATGTGATGCTTAATTCTATCGGTAAGGCTAATGAAGATACTTTAAAAGGCACTATTGACGCCGTTAAATCCCTTATTGATAATTGGGAAACGGTTGCAAATGTCGGTAAAACTTTAACTGAAGTAATAATATCACTTATAATATCATACAAAATTCTGAACGGGTCATTCGGAACGGCTGCTAAAAATGCCATGACGCAAGCAAAACATTTTGGCGTACTAAAAGGGATGATGGCAGGATTGAGCGGACAAGCAACAAAACTTGGAGCTTCTTTGAAAACGGCATTCTTAGGTGCGATTCCTCTACTTGGTCTGACTACTGCAATAGAACTTTTCACTCATTTGATAAGTGTACAGCGTGAATACAGCAAGGCGCAAAAGGAAGCGGATAATAAATACTACAAAGGACAAGTTCGTGTATCTGAAATAGAAAATCTATCTGTGACCTTAGACGAAAAAACATCAAAGCCGAAAATCAAGGAGGCCTTGAATGCGCTCGTCAAGGAAATGAATAACGAAGGTTTCAGTATTGAAATAAAAGCAAACTTGTCCGAAAAAGAGGCGAAACAGCAATATGATAATTTATTGGAGCAGCACAAGAATTATTTAGATGCAATGCTTGTGCTTGACCAGCAATATAATCTTGATACGAAAAACAACTCATGGTTTTTCTGGCAGAAGGATTATAAAGACGCGGATAAAAATCTGAAAGAATCTTATACTCGCGCAGTATCAAAGATTCCAGAGATACAGTCTGAAATTGCAAAATTATTGAAAGCTGGTACTGGTATTGACGATACCATGCGCGAAGAACTAAAATCGCTCGAACAAGGCGTGAAAGAATCCGGGTCTTTGAAAGCGCTGCAAGACTATTACAATAAACTTGAAAAACTCCTGAATAAAATAAAGAAGACAATAGGAGGAGATGTCGTGTTTGCAGGGGATGTTTACATCCCTACAATTTCAGAAACAACTTTTTCCGGTGTAAAAAGCAATATCCTTGAAGGCGTAAGAGGGATAATTGATACTCTTGACAAATCCGGTGAAAAAATAAAAGAAAAAGTAAGGGATGTATTTACGAAAGCATTTAGTAACAAGTTGCTTAATGAAGATGCAAAAGTCGCATTGGCAAGGCGTTTCATTAACGAAAATTCTGAAATTGCAAATCTCATAGAGGAAATACTTACAGATGAATTTAATTTGGATTTCACCAAGAAAACGAAAACCGATAATAAGAATGAACCAGATATAGACACTAAACTTCAACGTGATATATTAGCCGAGCGTATTACCCTTATCAAAGAATTGAATAAGGAATACGAGAAGCTGAGCAAGGTAATGGGCAGCGATAAGGCTGCTAAGACTGTTATGGAGCGGTATACGTCACAGCTTAAAGACGTGAAGATGCCCAAAAACATTATTGGAGATGTTTTCCTTCCAAATAAGGAGAATACCGCAAAGGCTTTGCAGGAGCTTGCAAAGATTATTACTGACTTTAGGAAGAAAATAGGAGCACAAAAAGATGCTAATGTCTTGTTTGACGAAAAGGATGCAGAGGATATAAAGAAACAACTTGACATTACCAAGAAGAACATTGAATCCATGTTCAATGGATTGGACTTGCACAAGAAACTGAAAGATGCAGGACTGTCCGAAGCGGAGGTTCAACAGTTGTTCCCCGGACTTGCAAAGACATTGGATGGTCTCGAAAAAGGAATGAAAGCATCATACGAAAAGAATTTCCCAAAAGGAGAGTACCTTGTTGCAGATACTGACGCAAACAAGCAATACTTAGCCGATTTGGATAAGTTGAATCAGCAGCGCATAAAGGAGCAACA